CAAAGTTTACAGCGACAAAAGGATTGACAGTCAAGCCCTCAATTGGCGTAGAGAATTCACGGGAAGCTGTGAGTTCTACACCATAAGCTGTGTTACCAAGCTCATGCCAAAAACTAACACCAACTTCTGCCCAATCAAAAACATGAGAAAATCCAACTCCAACTTCTTCCCAGCCTCCATAGCTAGAATCAATTTTTTGGAAGTAAATTTCTGCATCAAGATCTTGACCTAGAATAGCAACAGGCAGACCCCAAGCAATAGCGAGATCAGCTTCTGTGTCTCCATCAGTTCTATAAAGATCGACACCAACTGAAGCGACCCCACCCGAGAATGGAGCGCCAAGTAAAATAGAAGCAGAGACAGAATCATCCCTGACCGCTAGTCCACCACTGGTCGATGCACTACTATAAGAAATGCCAGCTTCGACTGAAACATCAGGAAGACTAGCATGAGAATCTGCGTTGCAAATAGCAACGCCCAACATTGTGATAAGACTAATTAGTGTCTTCATTGTTTACGTATTTAGTTTATTTGTGAGAACCTGTCAAGGGTGAATTTTTGTTAAATAACCCTTTGTAGTATATTTCTCTCTCTAATCTCCTATAACGAGCGTCAGAGTGCCAAACCTCATCGGTTTGTGGGGTATATGTGCCGTCCTTAGTTGGCACAGGGTTATTCTTCTTCAGTCTTAGCGTAGAAGGCTGATAGATGTTCAAATTGCCTAGTTTCGTAGTCGAGCCTCTTCCGCAAGATGTCAGCACGGTCAGCATCACTACTAAGGCCAGTAGACCTAAGTTTTTCAATTTCATTTATAAGTTTATCTTCGGTATTTCTATGTTCTCTATGTAAGTCATAGTAGAACTTTTTGTTTTTTAAAGTTAAAAATAACTCTAAAGACTTAATAAGAGATTTAATTAGACTTACCACTTGCTGCCTTTTTAAAAGAGAAGACTTCTTTTTCTTCTCCATTTTCACAAACTTCTCTGACTGAGCCTTGAACAGTCTTAGCGCAATCTATCGCCCAAGTTAAGGCACCTTCTAACTGATTACTGTAGCAGTGGTGATACTGTCCTTTTCGGTTGTATACCCTGTATGAAACGCAATTCATTTATTTTTTAGGTTGGAATTGTAATGCTATTTTGCCTACGTTTTCCTTATCGTCTGATAGGAATCCGTGTATTAAAACACAATTAGGTAAGAAGTCAACACTCTTTTCATCAAAAAGATATTTTTTATCATCGAAAAATAATTCTCTTAATGTTGTGCTAGGGCCTTTGCGAGTGTGGCCCATCTCAGCCTCCTTCCCCATTAAGTGTTCTGTGGTCTTATTAGAACCTACTACTTTAAATGTTACACTCATGCGATTTGAATTACACCAAACTATTGTTTTTTTATCGTCTGTCAGTATTATAGCTCTTTTGTCGTATCTGTCAACCCATTTTATGTATGAATCTACTTTAAATGTCCTCCTGACCTGACTTTTTAAGTAATTTTTATTAAATTTATGTAAAGCATTATTGAATATTGCATGTGCAGCCTTGATTAGCTTTGGACTAGTAAAGTTCTTTCTAACACCAAATATAAAATTTACATCTAAGCAGTAATTTTCTTCTTCTAAAAAGACAAAACCCATTACTTTACCTTGATACTCAGCTTTATAAACTATTTTATTTGCATAAAAGTCAAAACTATTTTTTATTTTAATATCTCTAAGCCGCTTGGAGGGCAACGAACAAAAGTCGTATGGCTTAGATTTAACACAAAAATCATAGAAGTAAGGCCAAACTTCAGCGGTCTCCTTTAAATGTGTAATTTTCATTTCTTTATTATATTATAAGATAATAAAGTGTAATTCAATGTATGGCGGAAGAAGGTAAAAATAAAGTAGCTAGTAGTCTCTTAGACCTACAGCCCACAGCTATTTTAGAGTTATTTAAAGTTTTCCCAGACAGAATCAATAAACCAAATCTTTTTTTAGGGTTTCATGGAGGCACATTATACGATAAATCTTTAGTTTGGCAAGGCCAACAATACCTGCCACTAGCTATAGAATCTGATGGTTTTGATATATTAGCTGATGGTCAACTAGCAAGACCTAAAATAAAAGTTACAAATAAGGGTAATATAGTAACTAATTTATTACAAAATCACAAGGATTTTATAAATGCTAAGTTAGTAAGAAAAAGAGTTTCTGTAAAATTTTTAGATGATTCAAACTTTGATGGAGGAAACCCGTTTGGCATAGCTGATCCAAAGGCAGAATTAACAAATCAGGAGTGGATTGTAGGTAGAAAGATATCAGAATCTAAAATATTTGTAGAATTCGAATTAAATTCCCCTTTAGATCTAGAAAGTTTTAATATTAATTCTAGAGGTGTAGTATCTAAATTCTGCTACTGGCAATACAGGGGTGAGGGATGTAGATATCAAGGGCAACCTATTGAAAGACAAGACGGAGCTTCCTTTACTAATGTTGATGGAGAGTCTGTAGTCCCTAGATATGTTTCTCCTATTAATGTTGATGCATCTGGCCCAGAGTCTGAAACTAATTTCTTTTTTGATCCAAATGCAGAGTGGAGTAATTCTAACACATATATAGCTGGAGATGTTGTTTATATAAAAAGCCCAACAATAAATATAGGTGGTGAACCTTTGAAAACAGTTTATGTTTGTGTCAGTGGCAACTCATCACAATCCCCTGAAAACAACACAAGTTTTTGGCAAAAAGATGGTTGCACCAAGAGATTTAGTGCGTGTCAAAAAAGGTTTAATAATTCAGATGATTTATCTTTCAATGCTGGTAGCAACATAGCCAGTGGTTTTAGCGGCGTCAGGTTTTCTGGAGCCATGAGTAATGATGGATATGCTGGTCCAGTAAATTCAGGATTATTTCAC